GGCGGTGCGCTACAACATCGATCTCGATGAGCTTGCGCTCTACGCCTACGCCAAGCACGCAGAAGAGCGCAACCGGTACATCGCTAGCATCAACCAGCGCATGCCTGACGGTGGCTCCGGCATGAAAACGGCTGACGCGAACGCAATCCTGCAGCAGGTCCAATCTGGTCCCAAAGCGCAGCAGTACGAAGAGCTTCATCGTGACTTGATGGCTATTGCCTCAACCACTCGCCAAATCATGCTCTCTGAGGGTTTGATCACACAAGACGAGTTCACCGCGCTTGATGGCGCTTATCAGAACTACATCCCGCTGCGTGGCCTAGAGAACGTCGATGACGAAGGGCGCATGCGTCCTGGTGTTGGCCGAGGGGTCAACATCCGCGGTAAGGAAACGATTCGCGCACTAGGACGCCGCTCGCGTGCGTCTGACTTGATCGAGAACGTGATCCGCGACTACGAGCGTGTGGTCATGCGCGTTGAGAAAAACGACGTCGGCAAAGTGCTGCTGGACTTCGTGCTGTCTAACCCGGACCCCGACTTGTGGGACGTGGACGTCGAGCGCAATAAGCCAAGCTTTAACAGAGCAACTGGCCTTGTGCAGTACACCAGGCAGATCGAGAAGGGCGAGGACACGATCGGCGTCAAAGTCGGTGGTGAGCAGGTTTACATCAAGCTTGCTGACCCGGATCTTGCCCGTGCTTTGCGCCAGGCATGGAAGGATGAGACGAGCGGATTTGAGCGCGCGGTTGTTGCGATGTCGGGCTGGTGGAATAGCTGGATGCGCAACATGCTTACCCGCTACAACCCAGCATTTGCTGCAATTAATATTCCGCGTGATGCGCTTTGGTCGGGTACGTCTGCAGCACTTGCTGAGCTCGGGCCCAAGGGCCTAGTTCGCTATCTTGCTAACTATGGGCAAGGATTGCTGCAGTCTTCCAAGCAGGAATTCGGCGCTCAGACTAATGCTCGCTTCCAAGAATTCCGCAATGCTGGTGGCATCACCGGTGGGTTCTACATCCGCGGCCTCGAGGATATCCAGAAAGACCTGCGCAATGAGATGCTAGCAGCAGGTGCTAAGCCACGAGGTGCGATCGAGCGCATTAAGGCAGCTCGCGCCTACAAGCTTGCTAGGTTGACGCTCAAGTCGCTTGAGTTCTTAGGCGCAGCCTCTGAAAACGCAACCCGGTATGCACTTTTTGCAGCGGCCAAAGACGTCGGTCGCTCGTCTGTTCAAGCAGCCAAGCTAGCCAAGGACGGCACCACCAATTTCAACCGCAAGGGCGAGTGGGGTGGCGCGCTGAACAATCTATATCTCTTCTACAACGCGGGCATTCAGGGAACAGCGCAGTTGCTGCGCGTGCTGCGCTCGCCTGCGGTGGCCGCTTCCATGGCAGGGGTGGCCGGCATCGGCGCCATGCTGGCCTTTTACGGGGCTTCTGCAGGGGGCGAGGACGACGACGGCGAAGCATACTGGGACAAGATCCCTAGTTACGTCAAAGAACGCAACATGGTCATCATGCTGCCGCCAGGTGGTCCATTGGCCGACGGTATCCAGCGCGTGGGTAAGCGCGGCCGGTACTTCACGATCCCGGTTCAGTTCGGATTTAACATCTTCCCGAACCTGGGATATGTCATTGCTGATACTGTCCGCAATCAGCAAGACCCCAAGCGCGGCCTGACGCCCACCAAGGCAGCGCTGCACATGACCTCGGTTGTGTTCGGCTCAATCAACCCGTTTGGCGGATCGTTCGATCCAACCGATGGCGTGCAAGTACTGTTGGCGCTGATGCCAACAATTACCGATCTTCCGATCCAGCTTGTCACCGAGCGCAATACCTTCGGCGATCGTTCGTCGCCAGAGAAGTCGCCATTTGACAAGAAGCCTGACTCTGAGCGCATGTTCGTTAGCCAGCAAGGCACTGTACCGGCAAAGATTGCCGACGCGTTGAACAAGCTAGGCGGTGGCAACCAGGCCAAAGCGGGCAGCATTGCGGGCGTGGAAACCTCAATCACACCGGGAACGATTCAGACTCTCATCAGCGCAACGACTGGGGGCCTGGGCTCGTTCGTCGAACAAATGGGCTCCTCGATGCTTGCCATGACGGGCGATGACAAAGACATCAAGGCAGCCAAGATCCCGTTCCTGAACAAGTTCTACGGCGAAGTAGACGAGGGCGCAAACATCCGCAAGGCTGGCGAACGCGTGCGCGAAATCAAGAAGGTGGTCGATGAGGTTAAAGAGCAGGCGCGCGTTGGCCTTGAGCCTAAGCTGACTGACGACGAGAAGCGACTGCTTGGTTTTGCTTCAATGGCAGACGCCTACAACAACGCGACTTCAATGATGCGCAAGGCTGAGATTCAGGTTATCCGAGATCAAAAGATGACCGACGCTCAGAAGAACTTGGAACGCAAGCAAATCCAAGTTGAGCGCGACAAGATGGCGACTGAGGTGAACCGGGAATACCTCAAAAGTCTTGAGGCACCCCGCACACCCTAAACGTATGGCGACAGGTCAGGGGGCTTCCAGCCCCTTGGCTTTCCGATTTTGCCGCCCTCTAGAATCACCGGTTTACCGTTGACCAGCTTGTCGTCGTTGGACTGCAAGACCGCCAGATCTGCCAAAGGTTTATTGAATCCTGCAATGAATGCTACGCCATTACCCGTGACCTCAGCGTCGCATAGCGCGTCTAATGCGGCCTGCCTGTCGATAATGAAGGCGGTTACCTTACCGCGTTTAACTTCCGAAGCAATCGCATGGATCTGCGCAGCAAGCGCCTGTAATTGTGCAGCCAGTTCTTGATGATCCAGACTGACTGCTTCAATGAACTCCATGACCTCTTCAAGATGGACTCCGATCTGTGTGGATAGGTTTTTCTCGCTAGGTTCTTTGCCGCAGGCGCGCAGCCAGTTCTCAGTTCTTTTGTAATTGCTGTCCATCATGCTTCGCCCCCTTCGGTGTCTGCTGCTGCGGTGCGCATCCAGGCTGGGAAGACCGGGTATGTGCGCCCATCGTGGTCGATTAGGCAGGGCTCCTTGAGCTCGTCCTTGCGAACGACTGGGCATCCGTGAATCTCGCCCGGCTCGAATCCCTCCTCGACCCCCATCTCCTGGCGCACCTCTTCAAGCCACCAACCAGGTCCGGCAATGACGGGTAGCGGGGTGTCGACCCAGTGTGTCGGCGGAATCTTTTCTTTAAGAATCATTAGCGAATGCAAGACGTTTGCGACGGTGTAAACAGTGCGGCTCATAGCCCTCCTTTACTTCTAACCAAGCGGTTGTGAATTCAATGTTTTCAGGGCCTCCAGCCCCATAATCAATGTGATATTTTAGAAGTGAATTTCCCAAATTTTTGAGCTAAGTGTTTGTTTTTTATGGAGATTTGGAGGTATAACACAGCGGCCTGCAAAGCCGTGGACGCCGGTTCGATTCCGACTCCCGCCTCCAATAAAATCAAGCACTTAGAGCGTTTCATTGATATAACTTCTCGATCAGGTTAGAAGTACTTCTAACCGGAGCGGATTTTCCAACCGTTCCGATGCGCTTTGTGGTGTAGTGCGCGGTCTGTCTTTCGGTCGTGTGACCAAGCAGTCTGCGCGCTGCATCCATACCTTCGGCCTGCAGCGTCGAGATGCCTGCCATCGGCCGAATGTCCCGGTGCTGGAAGCGCTGAAACTCGACACCCATTTCCTTTGCTTTCACCTCGGCTAGGTCTCGAGCCACGTCAAAGCGGCGCCTAAACGTACCAGTGGCTTTAAGCTTGTCGCCTGAATCGTCGGTCAGAACATGACCCCGTGGTTGCTCGCGATCGCCCTTGATGCGATTAAGCAGTGCAGCCAAGTCATCGTCGGCCTCTACAAAGCGCCAGCCGCGCACCTTGCTTTGCCATATCTTTACCGTTACAGGATCTGTTTCTAAGCTGACGTTGCGCCACTCGATGCCAAACACCTCGGCAGGCCTCGTGCCAAGCCTGGCCGCGAGCTCAAGCGTATCCTTAACCATTTGGTCTCCGCATTCCCACACAAGCCAGTACTCGTGCGGCTGGACCTCAATGTTTCGCCCAGTTTCTTTGGGCATACGCACGCCAGCAACCGGGTTGCTCTTGCGAACAAGCCCGCGCTCCTTGGCCCAGTTCCACATAACCGAAAGAAAGCGCATCTCTTTTTTGGCGCTTATCTTCGCACTGCGCCTATCGATATACATTCTGACCGTTTCAGACTCTATAGCTTCAAAAGGCTTGTCTCCAAACACTGGCGCAAGGTGCTTGACGTAAACCTCTCTGTCTTCGTAGGTGCGCTGCGCGTTGCGACCGTCTGCGACTTCCTTCTTGAACCACGTCATAAATTGTTGAGCGATGGAATTAAACGTTCCAGTTTCCGATAGCTCCGGCCTCTTCTCAAGGTCAGCCCACTTGCGAAGCGCTTCGACGCGATCGCTGCCAAGAGATGTCCACTTGACCTTGCCTTGTGCTTTCACGACGTGATAGTAAGCAACCCATCTCTTGCCAGCCTTGCTGACGCCGCGCTTTTCGTGGAAATGTGGGATACGTTTCACTTATTTAATCGCGTCGAAGTTGAACTCTACTTTTGAATCTTGGGTCTGATGCGCTTGTACGCCCATTACTTTTTCCAGTGCTTTGCGGTGGACCCGAGGCCATCCACTTCTTGCCGTTATAAAAGGTATTTTGTTCTCTACAAGCCACGCCTTTAAAGAATCTTTTTGATAAGCGCAGGCAATCGGGCGCAGGTACTCCTCAGAGAGAATGTCATCTATCATCACTCTCCAATCTCCAGCTCGATCAGCTTCTCGATGTAATGCTTCGCTTTACGCAGGTCATCGATGCCGCCCTTGCGCCTCCATCGGCTTAAGTACTTGACCGCATTGCCATCGAAGTAGCCCAAGCCCCAATCGTTGATCACGTCCCACGTCTCGTGCTTGAACACTTTGTAGTGGTCGCCCCCCACTTGCACGTCATTTGCCCCCATACATCTATTCCTTAAAACGGTATGTTGTCCATGTCCCAATCGACGCACCCTTCTGCTAAGACGTCTTGGGGCGGGCGCGCATTGAACTTGGCACAGTGTGTGCGTTTGACGCTGTAGTGGCTGCAGGTTTGGCACGATGGCTTGAATGCTTCAAACCTAGCCACTTCGTTGCGGTGGTACTGAAGCATCTTGGCCCATTGTTCTTTTCCAATCACGCAGCCACCTCCTCTTGCGCCCAAACGTAAGACACGATAGTTGGGTACTTGCCCGACTTGTTGATCAAGATTTCAGCGGGCCTGCGCAAGATCATGGGGTCGTACTGCAGCCAGCTCACCGCTTCTGCAACGTCTGCCGGTATAGCGTCAATTTTTGAGCGTATCGACCACCAGGTCTCAGCCTTCTTCCTAGCGTAGCCCTCGTGACTCAAAAAGATCCATTCGGTTGCAGCGACGATTAGTCCGCTGTGGTAATCAACACGCAGCGAGACGCTGTGCTTGCCACTTTCGCCATACTTGACGTGCGACCGATACGTCACGTTGTCGACGGGGACGCGCACGATCTTAGCCTCCTGCTGCGAAGACATGATCGCGGCTGTTGATGCCTTATCGTCGTGATTGACGCGCTCGGGCGACAAAAACTCCGCACCGCAGTCAGTGCATTTCAGGGCTGCCGTCGGGTTCTGGCTGCCGCACGCGGGGCAAAGCTTAAAGGGCGCCTCCCTCTTTTTCTTAGGCTTTGGCATGCGCCCCTTGATTGCATCCACCGGACCCATCTCAATGGTGGTTGTCGTGAAGTCAGCCCACAAGCAGTCGGTCTTGCCCTCAGCGATGCGCATGCCGCGGCCGGCGATCTGAACGTACAGCACCGGGCTCTTGGTCGCGCGCAGTAGCGCAATGAAGTCGATTTCCGGCACGTCAAAGCCTGTGGTGAGTACCGCCACATTGACAAGGCAGCGCAGCTTGCCCGTTCGAAACCCATGAATCATTGCAGCGCGCTCAGCCTTGGGCGTCTCAGCAGACACCATATCAACCGCAACGCCTAAGCGCTCAAGCTCGTGAGCAACCGCCTCGGCGTGGTCGATCGTGACTGCAAAAACCAGCCAGCGCTTGCGTTCATACGCAAGCTTGACGATCTCTGCGCATGCGCTTGTGACCACGCTTTTGCGGTTGGCGATCTTCTCAAGATCCGCAAGCACATAGTCACCGTTCTGAATCCTCGCTCCTGACGTATCGATTTTTGTATCGGTTTTTGCCGGCACCAGTGGCGTCAAGAAACCAGCGTCGACAAGCTCGCGCATCGTGACCCTGGTTGCAATGTGTGTAAAAAGCGAATCTTCTTCAGCGGTAAGCCACACGCCGTCACCGCGAAATGGCGTACCCGTCCAACCGATGACGCGTGTGCGTGGGTTGTATCGCGTCAGATCTGAGATGAACTGCCGCCACATGCCCGTTTGTTTGGGGTTGATCAGGTGGCACTCGTCAGCAAGCACAATATCGATACGACCAAGCTTATGGGCGTCGTTGTAGATGCTGCCGATCGTTGCGTAGGTTAGCTGGTGGCCAAGCTCCTTCTTGCCGATAGCGGCGCTGTAAAGGCCTACGCTGGCCCGTGGCCAGATCCTCAGGAGCTTATCGACGTTCTGCTCAAGCAGCTCCTTCCGATGGACCAGCACAAGGATTCGGGTTCCTGGAAACTCGGTATCGGCGCGATGTGCAAGTGCCGCGATCATGAGCGATTTGCCAGCACCGACAGCAGCCTCAACGATCGGGTTGCCGCCGTCATGCTTCGTAAACCAGGCCCAAAGCTCGTCAAGGGTGCGGGCTTGGTAGGGGCGAAGGTTCACTCCACCACCTCGCTTGCTATGCCCTCTTGAGCAAGCGCGGCTTTAAAGCCTCCGGTAGACCCGCCCAGTGCGCGGATGTCTTTAACTGCGCGAATCTCCT